GACTGGTAGCCCAAGAGCGCAACGTGTTCTTTGGCGTGGCTAAGTACGCCAGTGGGGAAAACAGGACTAAGGACAACGTTCAGGCGCTCAAGGCGTTCTTGGGGCAGGTTACGCAGTTGGCACTTTGCGCATTGGGCACATTGGCTTCCGGCTTGTCGCCGAGATTGGCCCAGCAGTCGGGCAGTGTGGGGTTGTCCGGATCGTAGGCCGCTTCGTAGTAGGTACGCGAGACCTTGGGCAGAGCGTTGGCGATGATGACGTTCAACTCGCCGCGCACGGCGTTACCCACCTGCTCCCCGTTCACGATGCGCTTGAACGTGCCGTTGGTATTGGTCTGGATGCGCCGGGTCGTGCTAGCCGAAACCAGCGACTTAGCCAGATCGGAAAGTTCCCGCTTCCCAGAGACCGTGCTGGGGGTTTGGTCCTTGAAGATGGCGACGTTAGACATTCTCGGTGCCCTTGACGAAGGTATAAAAAACGGCGGCAAACTTAACAATTTCTTCCGGAGGAAGGGTACGCCCACCAGTGGCGATCACAGCCTGCCGCAGGCATTCTTCCCTGGAGTAGTGGTCCCGGCTTTGCTTTTCGCGTTCCAGGTCTTCCGGAGTAGGGATGTAGCGTTCGTAGGGTCCAACAGACGGAACCGCGCACAGTTCTTCATCAGGCATAATCTATCTCCTATTTGTTGGTAGGTCGGCGCACTTGAACAGTGTACTTGCGATCAGATTGGAGCCCTTGAGGCAGAAGCTCGGGGTTCTCCGCTAGAAACTGGTTCATTGAATTGTGGTTAATTCTACGCTCTAGCAAGTAATACGCATTGTTGGCGTCGATAAAGTTGTACATGGACTCCCAGTCGTTCGTCCAATACCTAGTTACTAGGCGTCTGGAAACGGTGCCGCCAGCGGTGCGGATAGAGTCCGCATTCTGCTCGTTACACCGGTCTAGCAGGTTGGCGCTGAGCGCGTCCAGCTGCATTTTCAGCCCGGTTATTTCCTCCTGATGGGCCGCTTCGCGCTCCTTAATAGCGTCACGAAGCTTAACGTACGCCGCCACCACAGCGTCCGTCGTTAGTGTTTCGTCTGTCACGTGTGGACTCCCAGAATTCTCTGTGTGCGCTATGGTCGCGCCGTTTTCTTACAATGTCAAGCGGCTTGGACTTCGCGCCGGTACAGATCGATGATCTTCTCATGCGTGGCGATATTACCCCGGAGCATGGCGTACAGTTTCTTCTCGACGTCGCTTCCGTAGATATGGATGATCGACATGCTGTGTTTTTGGCCTGGGCGGTTGATCCGCGCATTGGCTTGCAGGTAGGTCTCCACGCTCGTAACCGGGGCATACCAGATGATAGTATCCGCTTCGGTAAGCGTAAGCCCGTGCGCCGCTGCTTGTGGCTGAATAATAAGTACGCGTATTTTGTCTGTAGTCTGAAAATCGTTTACGATCTCCCCGCGTTTGGAAGCGGGTACAGGGCCGTTTATTACTGCACAACTTATCCCTTCTTTAGTGAGTTTGTCTCGCAGTAGGTCTATAGTATGCGTGAAGGGGACAAACACCAGTACTTTGTGGGAGGCTTCTTCTATAGCCTCAACGACGGTGTTAAGCCTGTTGCTCACGTCAAATTCAATGACTTCCCCGTTATCTGCGTAGCAGCAGCCTCCGCTAACTTGGAGAAGTTTATTGACCCCCACAGCCGCGTTAACAGCGGAGATGTCTTCTCCGGCGACGGTCATAACCATCTCCTTCTTCAGGAGGTTGTAGTACTTCGTCTGTTGCGGCGTCAGCGGCGCTTCTCGGTCCATATGCACGACGTCGGGCAAGTCCAGGCATTGGCCTCTCTCGAACCGGATAGCGGGCTGTAGGAGCCTGTGCACGACGTCTGAGGCGTGCGGCTTTGGGGCCCACTTAAACTGGGTTACCTTGTACATTACAGAGTCACGGAAGGCCCCGAAGAATTTTGGCGTATTTTCAGGGTTCACCAACTTGGCTAGGCCATAGGCGTCCAGAGGCGACTGGGCCGCAGGCGTGCCCGTCAGCATCCACAGCCACTCGATATGCTTGGTAAGCTCCTTCACCACTTTCCAGCGGTTGGTGGTCGCTTCTTTTACATATGTACACTCATCAATTATAATCAGGTCGAAACAACCATTGATAATCTCGTCCTTGACGATAGCAACCCCGTCGAAGTTGATGACGACAAATTCAGCCTTACTGTGAATGATCTTCTTGCGCGCTGCGGCGCTACCGTGGGCGATATCACAACTACGGTGCATGGCGAACTTGAACAGGTCTTGTTGCCAAGCCGCGCGCATGATGGACAGGGGGCAGATTACGAGTACTCGGCGGACCTTACCGACTTTCATCAAGTAATCAGCCGCCCATATAGCCGACGCCGTTTTCCCACAACCTTGCTCGGAAAAGCAGAATGCCTTTTTGCGCAGGGTGAGAAATGAAGCAGTTACTTTCTGGTGCTCGAACGGGGTGAGCTTGCCCGTCCATTGGTAGTCGCGCAGGATGGGCGACGGGACTTCTTCGAACCCCAAACTTACCAGAGCTTGCGCCTCGTTAAGCGCCCATTTAACCGCAACCTCGTTGCCCTCTACTATGGCGCTGTTCTTGATCTCGGAAGTCACGCGGTGTGGGTTGTCCGTTTCCAGGACAATGGCCTTGTCGTTAACGGTGCGCATGGGTCCTCAGCCCCTCAGGGCATCTCTGGCCATAATCAGGGCCGTTATAGCCCGGTGGATATCCGTGGACATAGTAAAGAATACGGTAGAGCCCTTAGGCCCGAGTGCGGCGTCTATCCGCTCAAGTTCTGTACCGATTGTGCACAGTGTAGGGTCGCCTTTAACCCAGTGCTGCCCATCCGTGGATACATAGGATTCTAAAGAAAGTGCTTCCAGGGCTTCTTCAATAGCGAGCAGTGCTTCCTGGGCATTGGCCATTACTTCACCGAATGGTCTTTATTGCGGGGGAAAGAGCGGTTGTTGCTCGCCGACTGCACACGCAGGTTGCTGCGTTTGTTGGTCCCCTGCTTACTGAGAGGCTGGGCGTGGTCAACGTCTTTACCATCACCTTTCTTAACTCGGCCTTCCTTCATCAGCTTGGCTCGCGCGGCGTTGCGCTTGGCGCGGTTCTTCTTCTGCTCTTCGGTACCTTGGTAATTTTTGTATTCGGCCTTAAAGTCTCTATCGGCTTTATTCTTNTACGGCATTTGGTAGGTCCATCAGATAGTCGGTGCGGACGTGAGTTATGACACCCGTACACACAGATTTCACCTTGCAGTAGGGGCGCGCAGGATACTCCATTCCCACTAGAAAATATAGGGGACCATGCGTGTCCAGCCTGAATTTGTGGTAGGCATCCCACCCCCCATTCTCTGGGTCATGGTCCTTCAGGAGTACCAGTTGTCCCGGTTTCATCGGCGTACTCCGCTAAGTTTACAAAGTCACCTTCAAGGGCGGTTATGGTGTACCCAGTGGCTACGGACTTTAGTTCAGCTAAGCCATTAGGACCTATACGCTTCACCATATACATTCCGCCGTGCTTATCTTTGCGCCGTTGGTAGTAATCGCCCATGCCCGTAAGCACTACAAACCGCTCAGTCACCTGCGGGGCCTCCAATGCGTGCACGTGTCAACAGGGCACCAGCCACAAAGCGGGCCAGATATAGGATTAAAAACCCCGTTCTCCATGGCTGCTTCCAGGCGGTCTAGCTGGCTGTCAAAAACGGACATGTAGTCTTCCAGCTTAGCCACGACGTGCTCCTTATGCACGAACTCGTTGCTGACTACAAACGCCAGGGCAGACTTTACCCGATTTACCTCTGGGAAGTGCAGGAAGATAGCGCCAGCCAGCAGGTCCAGTTGCTTGGTATCCGCGTACTTCGCGCTCTTCCCAGTCTTGTAGTCAACGAGGTAGGCGAGGCCTCCACGGATAATAACTAGGTCCGCAACGCCTCGCCACCATACACCTTCATCAAAGAACCCACAGGGTTCGAAACCGCTGGGGGTCTTCCGAACCCCCAGCTTTAGCTCACAATGCTTTTCCCCAGGTATCGCGTTAAACGCCTCGATTGTCGGGGCCATAAACTTGAACTTGGGCGGGATAGGCACGCCCGACTTCACGAAGTCTTCGGCAGCTTTGTGGGCATCTTGACCATAGATCGCGGCTTCGCCGCCCGTATCCTTGACGTCCTTAGCCACCCTTAGATGGTAATACTTCTTCGGGCACTGTTCGAACGTCTTGACGCTGCTATAAGACCACGTAATGGGCATGCTTAATTCACTTGCTCGCGGTTAAGGCTTTCCAGAGCAAGTGTAGCGTACCCTGCGATGTCGGCCCATCCATCTTGGAAATTAGGGTCGCCGTTCACGATCCGCGCCAGCTTGCCTGCGATGTTTTGCAGAGCGTAGGCTTGTTCGAACGTCAGGCTTTGTGCCTTGTCCCCGCTATACAGCACCGCCATGAGGTTGGTAGCCACACGCGCATTGCTGGCGAAGGAACCGTGAGTAGCGCCACGGACATTGAGAAGCTTCTGGGTCGGGGCGGTAGGGGTGTAGGGCGGGTCGTTACTGAAGTTAGAGGGAGGGGCCGTGTTTGACAGCCCCAAAGCTTCCTTCCGATAGGAGTAGAAGTTGTTGTAGTTAGAAACGCCGAGCGCCTTGGCAACATCAGCGACATTAGCCGTTGGGTCGCGCTGGAAAATTTCAATAACGCGCTGCTTGAGGGTCTTCTTAGACTTAGCCATGTGGTTGTCTTCCTATTTGAGGTTGCCGCCGGACTTCAGGATGTTTCCAGTGAACGTATGTGTGCCGACGTGGTCTAGTTTGATGAACGGGTTAGCGTAAACTTTGCCACCGTGCTTCCGCCACAACTCACAGAAGTGGTAGTCTTCCGAGAGCAAAGCGCCCGTCTCGTCTATGCTAGTGGCGAAAAATTCATGCGTCAATGGCTTTTCGTACTCACCGGTCTCCTTATTTTTGAATGTACCTACACGGTACGAAGGCACGTGCTCCGCCAAGGTTTCGAACACCCTGCGCTTGATAAGCATGAAGCCTGTGCCGCCGTGCCGAACTTCGAAAACGCCGCTCTCGTTAGTCTCGGCGTTGTTCTCACCAATCATATTGAACACGAAGGCCCCGCCATACTCCTGGAGGTTATCCTTGCCTTCCTTCGCGGCGCGCTCAACTTGCGTCCAGTCGATTTCCTTCTTGGGGTAAATCCCACAGACAATATCTTGATCCGCAGCCATCAGCTGCGCCACGGCGTCCCCATCAAATGAGATATCCGCATCAATAAACATAAGATAGTCGTGGCCACGCTCAAGAAACACCCTGGCCATTTCGTTACGACCCCTCGTAATGAGGCTCTCGTTCGCC